CACGGCGACGCTATGTACTACTACTACCCATACATGGAAGAAAAAGTAGCGCAAATCGGTGCTGAAGAGAAGCTTGCTGCATGGGCAGATATTGTAGCTAAGGCCAGAAGTCTTGGTTCATCAGCCAAAGGTCTTGGTTCATCAGCCAAAGGAAAACTTAAGGGCGTATGGGACGCTGCAAAAGAGAAAACAAGAGCCCCAAGAGAAGGCTTCATGGATGAGATGAGAAAAGCGAAAGCAGGCCTTAAGTCTGATGCCCAAGGACTAAGGAGTGGTGAGCCATCCCGTAGTCGCGTTGCTGGTCACTTAGCTGGTAAAGCTGTTGCTCCTCTTGGAGCTGCTGGCTTAACTGCTGGTGGAATATACGGATATAACAAGCTTAAGAAAAAGAAGCAGAGGTAATCTCTAATCGGTCTGAATTGTAAATCTATATGGGGCCTGCCCCATATTTGAAAGGAAAAACCATGAATCTCTATAATGAATTGTTTCCAGAGGATTCAGTTGTCGATTACGATGAGAAGATCGCTTCTGAATCAATGAATTATTTTGGAATTAGGTTTGATGACAGAGTTGAAAAGCTAGCGGGCTTTAAAGACGTTACATCCAAGGGATGGGCTGCTCTTCAAAAAGCTAAGGGAAAAGCCAGGGATCTTCCCGGCATTAAGCAATTCGTAGATTATCACCAAGGTATTGGTGGAAATGTTAGAGCTGCTGCTACCGGAAGGCCTTACACAGGACGGGCATCTATTCCTGGAAAGGCGGACTCGATTCTTGCTGATATTGGGACCAAAGGCAGGTTCATAGAGGGCCTTAAGGGTGGAGCTAAGGTGCTTCCTCACGCTGGAGCCCTTGGCGGCGCTGGTTATCTGTACAATAAGAAGAAAAAGAAGTAATCTCTGGCCGGGCCTTTGTGCTCGGCCTCACGGAGGAATACGATGGCTAAGAAGATTCAAGACCTTCTTGAGGAAGTGGACGAGGTTATTGCCAAGAGAGCTTCTGCGCCTAAAGAAGAAATGTCTGGTGAAGATATTTTTGCTTTGGCAAACCAGCTCACAAAGAAAGCTTCGCCTGAGCAGATTACTGTGGATGAGGGTATCGAAGAAATTGATACTCCTATCCAGACCCTGAGAGAGAAAGTTGCTCACGCACTAGCTCTCACAGAGGTTTATGCGAATTTGCCGTTCTTTCAGAGGTTATCAGAGTTCGAAAAGAAAGCTTCCGAAAACGGTATGAAAGATTCGGATGTTACATCTTTTTTAGAGAAGAAAGCTTTTCATAAAGAATATGTGACACTTGATCAACTCATACCTTGGATGCAGGAAGGATAAGAAATGCCTGGAGCCGGATTTTTTAAAGGATTGGTCAATGGAATTAGGGGCGCAGCTTCTAGCTCCGGCCAACACATTAAAAATCTCTCAGTGGGAGGGTTCCACGGTGCTACGCCTACAGAGGGGTGGAAGGGTTTGGAGCAAATTGCAAAGAAAACTTCCTCCGACTCTTTGGTAATGATGCCTATTACATATGTGGCAGAGAAGGCTTTAGGAAAAGAACGTGTTCAAGACGCATTATGGAAGGGCTTGTCCAAGCCATTACAGAAGGCGGACATCGCGGCGGGAAGAGTTTTAGAGCATCTCCCTTATGGTGATAAGATTTTTAGACAGGAAATAAAAATACCTGTTGGTGAGGGAATGTACAAAAAAATAGAGCACTCCTCCGCACTGGCACCTTTAGTAAAAGCAAAGAAAGTGGTCACACCATTTATTGTGGCAGCGGGAGCAGAAAAAGGATTGCGTTCCCTGAAGGAGATGAGAGAAAATGTAAGTGCGTCTCAACAACAGCGGAAGTCGAAAACCCCCTCACTAATGGGAAAGACATCAATGGACAAAGAAGCCCTAAAAAGAAAGTTGGACGACGAAAATCTTAGAGAGAAAGTAGCTTCAGCGATGGTTCACCTCTTTAACGAGAACAAGGGCCATAAGAAGCGAGCACAAGCTGTTCAAATGCTTTACAAGCAGGCGGAGCTTGGTCATGGGGATGTTCCTCGCTCGTATAGTGAATTCGACGAAAAGGTCGCATCGCTAATGTCTCAAGATTTACAGGTATTGGGTAAGGCTTTGGAATTAATAGGTGGGAACGAGAAGTTAGGAGCGATCGATGACAGTAGTATCGATCTGAGTGGCCCTCAAACCCCCTCTGAAAAGTTCCAATCCGATATCCTAAGTGAAGAAGAACAATTTTCTTAAGGAGCTAAACATGACTATTGTAGCAATCTCCGACAACAGGACTGTTCCTGTTCAAGAGGATCTCACTACAGAAGAGCTTAAGCTTTCTGTTTTGAGAGGATTTGAGAACGCTCACAGAGTTGACAAGCCATTCAAGGAAGGCGAAAGTTTCGTCATGGGTGATTGGGCTGTTTTAAACTCAGACGGTGAATTACAAGCGCCTGGCGCTTCTGCAGTGCCGAATACCTATTTGGTATTCTCTGGAAACGATCGGTTTGATGCAAAGGCCACTGGTCAGTGCACGATCTTTATGGCTTCTGACCTTGTTGTGAAGTCTAACAAGTTTGATGCTGGTACTTACGCAGTAGGGACTCAGTTGACAGTTAAGGCTAGTAAATTGGTCGGTGTTGCTAGCGGTGGTGATCCAGTTTTTGGTCAGGTAATTGAGGCAAATGCTGATTACCTAATTTATGAAACCAAAGGCGGATACGCGGCTCCTTTTCCCTAATCTTTAACGAGAACTAGTGAGCAGGCTTTAACAACGATCATTCTAGGAGAACTAAATAATGAATTATGACGGATTAGACGCCCAAACATTCAACAATCTCTTCATTGAGAGATTGGACTCCGTAGACGGCATGAAGAAAACTGCCGCAGCCGGAGCAGCATTTGTAAGAAGTAAGATTCGTGAGATTGGTTTCGCAAGAAGAATCCTTCCACCAGAATCTGTAACTAGAGCAGACCTTACCCGATCCACCGATCATGACACACTAATCAAGATCGTAGACATCGAGCATGAGTCTAAGGCAAAAGCAGTCAACTTCTCTTCTGAAGCTGATGAAAGATACATCCAAGGCAAGCGCTATGCTCTTCCATTCTTCAAGATCGAATCTGAGAAGTTTGTAAAGACTGAAGGCGAACTACTTGCTTACGATTATCCCGTAACTAAGGTAATCGAAGAAAACTCTGTCAAAGACATCCAGCGTGTTGAAGACGAGAAGTTCATCGAGTACGCAGAAGCGGCTGTCAGTATCACAGGCAAGAGAATTGCATCTGCAGCAACTGCTGTAGACAGAAAAGAGTTAACAGCTCTTTTCAAAATGATCGATTTCGACGAATTGTCAGTAGGCTGCGTTCTTATGAACACAGTTGATTATGACGACTGGATGATTCAGCCAGCAACTGAAATCGGTTCCCCACTAGCATCAGAAATTACTTCTGACGGCTACAAGTACCAAACAATCCTTAAGAGAAAGCTTGTTGTGACTAATAAGCACGACATCCTTCTTCCAGGTGAAATTTGGGCCTTCACTGAGCCAGCTTACCTAGGTAACTTCTTCATCCTTAACGACGTGAAGTTTTGGATCAAGAAAGAAGCTGACTTGGTTCTTTGGAAGACTTGGGAATACATTGCTGAAGGTTTCGGTAACATCAAATCTGCTGCCAAAATCGAACTATCTGTTCCAAACCCAATTCCAACACCTTAAGTTGGTAAGAGGTGGCTTCGGCCACCTCATTTTTCTTATATCGGAGGACACAATGGAAAAATCATCCCGTAGATACATAGTCACTAACAGTACAATAAAAGAGCCAAGACTTGGTCCCGGCGGAAAAGACGTTCGCAAGCTCCAAGAAAAAAACGGTTATGTCGTTCAATTTCGTGACTCGATCGGCAATGTTCGTATGGTTACACCTAAAAAATGGGGTGGAAACCCTGTGATGGTGTCTGACCTAACAGAAGGACTCTTTGACATGTACCACAAAGGTTTGATTGATATCGAAGAAATCGACGATATCTCAACAACCTTGAAGAAGCACACACTTAAGCAGCCAATATCAACCAATGAGCCAAGAGCAGTTGTTGAGGAAAGAGTTGCTGAGGTAAGGGCTTCCGAAGGAATTCCTGCACCAACTCCAGCCCCTTTCAAGAAAAAAGCAAAAGCAGTTGAAATGGGCGGCAGTCCTTCTGAGAAGGAAAAAAATCAGGAAACTTACCCTGGAGCAATTAACCCTGATGGGAAAGATAACTTCACAGTGATCGCTCCTAGAGGAAAAAAGGGAAATCAGAGCACATGACAGCACAATCCGAGTTAGCCAGAACAAGGACAGAGAAGGCGAAGAGGTACCTAAGACTTTTCATGAGGGATACTCCTCAGATAAACCGACTTATCCGTACGGAAGAGTCCGACGCTGAGATGTTCACCTTTGCCATTGAGATGGCTATCTCGGGTTACAATGCTTCAGCTCCTATTACCAACGTTGTATCTATACTGAACTTTCCTAGTCTGTATCTCTTAATGCATGGGGCGGCAATTCAATTGCTAAAAAGCAATGGAATTTTGCAGGCCAGAAATGAATTAAGTTATTCAGCCGGAGGGTCCAGTTTCATACGTTCCAACAAAAGTAACTATTACATGCAGTGGATGGTGAACTTCGCAAACGACTATGAAACTAAAGTTCGCAATCTGAAGGTAGCCAAAAATATTAGTAGCGGCTGGGGCGGTGGTGCCCCCTCAGAATATGATAGGATCGGGTATGTTTGGTGATAGTGGTAAACGCGTTTTCCAAGAAAAATTTGCTATTGATTTAGGAAAAATCCAGGATCTGCAAAAGATGATTACCGGCGGTATAGCCGGTGCGATGATGGGTGGAGGTACAGCCCTCCTTGCAAGATCTAAATTCGAGGATAAGCTACAGGACCCTAGAGATAAAAACTTAAAAGAAAAAATGATAGGCTACGCTCCTCTTATGGGGTTGGCAGCTGGTGCTATATTAGGTGCTAAAATGCCAACTTTGATTAATAAAGCAGAGAGAGCTATATGGAAAAAAGACAAGAAGGCTAGGGATGTTCTTTTAAAAAGTGATTTCTCTTCACCCGAATACTTCGATGCCGCCAAGAACTATCTAACACAGAAAGACCCTCCTCCTATACCTATGG